AAAATCTGGAGTAGTTACCTGTAGTTCTATGTCTTGATAACCTACTTTAATATTCTGTTTATCAATCTTTATCGTTTTTACCGCCATACATATACTCCTCCTTAGAGTGTCTAAAGTTATTAGATTTACTTGTATCTATATCTGTTTCCGGTTGTTTGCACCATTCTCTGAATTGGTCTTCCGGTCCGCCCATATCGTTTAATCTAAATATCTTTGGAGCAACAAAAACTTGCTCTATATGTCTTTTCCTGCGATACTTCATCATATCATCATATGACATAACTTTGTCATAGACTTCGTTTGTTTCTTTATTTTTAAATCTATATACTGGCATTTAAAAATATTTTTTTAACATAGCTATGTGGTCATCATACTTAGCTATAACATCTAATTCTTTTTCTATTGCTTCTAATATATCTGGGTGTTCGCCTACTCCTACTGGATTTTTAAGGTATACTTCAATATTAGCTTTATGTTTTGTTATATGTCCTTCTGCGTGTGCGATTAATCCATCTATTATCATGTTTCTCATATTTGTTATTATCCAATCATCCATTGTTATTTAATATCCAAATGTAGGGTCAGATGGTGTAAATCGTTTTATTTCTGCCATTTCTCTATATGCTGATGGTTTTTGTGGTCTTGACATAATTAAATATCTTAAAGCATCATAAGCATGGTCAGATGATTTAGTATCAACATCCTCTGTTCTATTTGGGTCTATCGGTATACTTTGCAATTCTCTAATCATATTAACACAAGTAGAGAATATTTGTAGTTTAGGTCTACCTGTTTGTTTATCCTGCTTTAAATATTCATGTACTTGGATTTTACCTTGTATTCTATTCTTATCTGCTGGTCTTAATTTATGACCTGCTCGGACCAAAGTTTCGCCTACAGTTGGTCCTCCTACGCCAGTTCTATTCCAAGCCGCACTATCTAATACTCCTTGAATACTTCGATGTTCATCTCTTTCGTATTCTGTTACCATATCAGATAAATCTTCACCAGTCAATCCTTTTTTGTATAGTTCTCGGTAAACTATTAAGGTATCATCATCTGGGTCTATAGTAGCCCAAATACAAGCTGACTCCGAAGCATATCCATAATCCATTCCTTTATACCTCATCCAATGTGTAGGTATCTTAAAAGGTGGGATTACATGAATCTCTGGGTTAAATTCTGCAAATGCTGCACCTTCGGCAACATCCCAGTTACCTTCCAATAATTGTTTCTTTTGTATTGGAGGTAAAGATTCCAGCATTTTTTCATATCTACCATCTTCTGATAGGTATGGGTTATCATCTAACCTTGCTGGAATAAACTTTCTTGATAGTCCATCTGGACCTTCAAATGAAGTATTTGGTGGTGAAGGGTCAAGATATCTCTTCCTTACCCAATGTCCACCGACACCCCCGGGGTTTGCAGTACACCTGATATAAGTTCTTATCTCTGGGTCTGTTGTTCTTAATCGTGATTGCAAGTATTGAAGTGGAAACTCGGTGGGGTATTGTGTTAATTCATCAATACCTATCCAACTATAAGCTTGACCTTGATACCGATATACATCAGCGTCTCTGTCAAGATATCCGAACTCCAATGTTGCCCCCGAAGGAAACTTCCATAACTTTTCAACTTCCCTAAATTTAGCTCCGTTGAAAGCTTTTGGATATAGTTCTCTTGATTTATCTATTAATTCTCTTAGTTCTGGCATACTTCTTCTTAGAAGTAATGCTCTATGGGCTGGTCTATGCATAAAGCGAAGTGGGTCTACCAACATCGCATAAGACTTTCCTCCTCCTGCTGCACCTCCATATAATACATCTTGTTCAGATGAAGCAAGGAAATCTGTTTGTGGTCCTTCGTTTGGTTTAAAAACGATAGACTCTTTATTTTCTTTTATAAAGTCTCTAACTTTCTTTGGAGCTTTATCTAGCTCTGTTTCAGTTATGACTGTATTTTTCTTTGTTGTCTGTTGTTTCTTTGGGTCTACAGCTAATTCAACCTTTGTTAAAACTTCTTTCTTACCTTTTAATGTAGCTCTAGCTTTAGTAAGTTTTTTTTCTAGCTTTTTAAGTTCTTTCTCTTTATCCCTTAATTCTCTACGAGCTTGTAGTTTTGCCTTAGTTTCTGCGGATAAATGTCTTGGAGCTTTAGAACCTTTTGGTCTTCCTGCCATGTTCTATCCTCTTTTATCCAATAAGCCCTTTTGTCGTTCTTTGTCCACAATTTTCTTTAATCCTACCGCAGATATACTTCTGCCCGTTTTATAGGATAATTGTTCTGCTGCTCCTCTTAGCGACAGAGAGCCATTCATAATGTGTTCTTTTGTTTCCTGTAGAGCTTCTAACTGTCCGTCAATGGGTTCTAGGAAACCTTCCACATCTGACTCCCTGTAGCCAAAAGGAATAGTAGAGGTTGTTCTACGCTTTAATGTCACTTCGTAATCCTGCTATTGGAAAACTTTCAAACTCAACACAATATGCATCCATCTGTGTTACAAGTTTGTATTCTAAAGGTTTACTATCGTAAACATCTAGTAATTCTTGTTTAGCATTTAAACATTCATATTCTGATGGGAATATAAATCCATTGTATTTTACTGACGGGGCGTTTGGAAACGACATTAATACCATCATAAACCATATTTTAATCATCTTCTGTATAGTCTCCTTCTATGACAACTTCTTTTTTGTCTGGTAAAAGGAATATACCTCCGGAAACATTGTGGTTTACATTAATGTTTTCCTTTTTAGCAACACCAACTCTATCTAATAATGTCTGGGCTGCCTGTAATTTCGCATTTACCTGTGGTATTGGCTTATCACTTTCCAATACTTGTACGAGTTTTTGTGCCGCCCTAGGTGCAGATTGTGCTAATATAGTATTTGCGGTGTCTATAATCTCCTGTCTGAGACTTTTAACCACAGCATAATAGCTAGTATCTTCATAACCAGCTATTTGTAAAGCAGTTTTAATATCACCACTAGCTTCACCGCTTAAAGCATCAAGAAACTTCTCTTGTTTTTCTGTTAACTTGCGGTGTTTACTAGAATCTACTCTTTGTAAAAAACTCATAGTACCTATTATACACTCTAGTTAACACTTTGTCAAGCTTTTTTTTCTCTTGACAAATCTGAAATAGGGTGTATAATTATATATAAGACCCTCCGGGGGTTTAACACCTATAGTATATGTAAATATATATAGTTCTGACAGGACCGACCTTTGCCTGTAATGCAGCCCGAAACTAGTTAACACTAATAAACCATAATTTTGTATGACATTGTTATATATGCCATACCTACCGCCCCTGCCACCTGCGTAGCCCTATGCGACAATCTGTCAAGTCTACAAAAAACACTACACCCCATTATATAATATTTGTCAAGTAGTAATATAACATATATATTTCTATTTGTCAAGTAAAAAAATAAAAAAAAATAATTTAATTTATCTAGTTTACAAAATTTATTTTAATTTAATACACATATATATTAATCTTTATTCTACTTTAAAAATATATATTCTCTAATCTTTTCCTAGGTTTATTTAATTTATAACAATTTATTTAAAATAAACACTTGACATTATAAAAACTTTATGATATAACACTTTTATAATTTTTTAAAAATGAGGTATAAAAATGAATATAACTAAAACTACTCAAACCGCTTTAAGAACTTTTGATACTGATGTTGAATTGCGTTCATTTGTAATTAGATTTCAAAACACCGCAAAAAAACTTGGCAAAATTCCTTATTTTGTTATATCTAAAAATATGAAACAATTAGAATATTATTTAGTATCTATTAAATATTAGTTTAATTCTTTTAAATCTAACAGCCCCGCACCTAAAAAATGCGGGGTTTTTTTATGTCCAAAATAAATTGTGTCTAAATTATGACTATATCATAAAAATTCTATTTTGTCAAGTAAAAAATATTATATCATAAAAATTTTATTTTGTCAAGGACATAATTCTGACATAATTATATGATAAGCGAATATCTAAAGAGAACAAAACAAGAACAAATAAATCACAATCTTTTCTTATTTATGCCTTAATTATAACACAATTTTTTATTATTATATAAACCATGAAAACAAAAA